GCGGGGACACCTGACAGGGTGCTTGCCCAGATGGGCGGATGGGCCTCCACCCGGATGCTCGAGAACTACGCGCATCTATCGACGGAGCATCTCGAGAAGTACGCGGATCATATCAACCTAGTGGAGGCGAAATAAATTTCGTTTTCCCTTGAAGTTAAGTATACGACTACTGTAGGATGTAAACGAGTAGTCGCTTCGTAAAGGAGCGACGTTAGCGTGCCCCAAAAGGGAGACGATCATGGTTAAGCGCTACGAGCACGAATGCCCGGACTGGGACTTCATGAACATTGATGAGGACAGTGCTGAGCTGATTGGCTGCTCATGTTTCAGCGATTCGGAGTTCCTGGGGATACGCGAGGGGCACTCCAGGGAATTGGACCGCATTAACGAGTTGGCGGATTCGATGCCTCAAATAGGACTCGAATAATGTGCTATACGTCCGCTTTACTCGAGCACAAATCTAGCACACTGATACGAAAAAGGCTTGTTTTTTAGTGTTTGCGCCACAATGTCAAGGTGGTGCACTGCCACTGTGCTAAGCGCGCCCTGGTCACTTTTCGGCTAAATCATAGGCTTTTTTGCATTATCGTAAAGTAGATGAATACATATTCGACAAGGTATAAAGAGGTAATTCACACATGAGTGTTGCACACTTTCCGCACAGTGATAGACGCCCATACGCTCCCCCCGCTCACCCGGACGACATCGCCGAGGGCGGCGATTATGACGACTTGCCGTCCGATATGGAACTGGACTTCAACGTTGATATATCAGACCGTTGGGGCGATGCCCCGGAGGCCGCTTGACCGTCAACGAATGCCCGAAGTGCGGCCACGGGGAATCGTGGTACACGTGGTTCGGGTCGCACGGCGACCCTATGGGCCGGTGCTACCGCGCCTCTTGCGGCCACGTGGGGCCGCTTGGCGGCCTCATGGTAGCGGCCGACATCAAGCGCGAGCGTACGCCGCGGTACTACACGCGGCCGTATAAGCAACCGACTGCGGAGCAAGATGCGGCGATCTACGACCGCTTCGGGCTCCCCCCTGGGACGGTCGAGGGATACAACGAGATTGACGACAGGTTCATCTTAGGGATTGACGGCCCGGCGCACCAACGCCGGGGGCACATCGCGTACAGCTTGTCCGGCGCGACTCCCAAGTCGCTTACGTACAACGAGAAGCCGGACCAACCGTTCATCCATTGGACGATGAAGTTCTACCCGCCGGCAATTGTGCTGGTAGAGGACTGGTTCTCGGCTGAGAAGGTACGCGAGGCCGGCGCAACTGGCGTTGCGTTGCTTGGGACTAATTTAACACAAGACAGTGTTAACGAGATCACGCAAGTAGCCACGGCGTGGAACTGCCCAACGTTCGTTGCACTTGACCGGGATGCGTACACGCGCACGTTATTGTATCTGAGCAAGTATCGCGAGCAATTCCCGCTGGGGCTGTACGCCTGGTCTTTGTTGCGGGATTTGAAGTACGAGACGGTGGAGCGGATCAAGCGGGGGATAGATGGAGAATACGACTTCACGGCTCGAGAAAGAGATATTAGCGGCGGTACTACAGTCGAAGGATGCATATGACCTATTCGAGCGAATCGGAGAACCCGGAGATTTCAGCCCGCTTGGCCGTACTGTCTACGGAGCTGTCGCGGAATATCGAAACGTTGATCCGGACATCGGCGAGTGTAGCCGAGATCATGTCGAGGCAAGGTTGCTTGGACGGCTCACCAATGACAAGCATGCCGGCCCTATTAGAGAATATTTGCACGGTCTTCCTCAAGACGTTTCCGTCGCCAATGTCGAGCGAAGCATCCGAGAAGTTCATCGCGCAAGCGTGGATGCAAAGCTCTCGCTCGCCCTCGCCAACGGCGCCCCGGAAGAAGAAAAGCAACGGCTCTGGAAAGAGCGGGAAGAAAGCGGCGAGAGCCGCGTAGAGACCAAAGAGCCCAGCAGTCTACTAGACGTATTGTCCCCGGAGTACTTGGAAGGCTTACAAGAGGAAGGCAACGATAATGAGTTCATCAAACTGTGGCCAAGGGTCCTCAACGACAGACTTGACGGAGGCGCTCTTAGAGGCCATCACGTCCTTGTCTTCGCTCGCCCTGAGACTGGGAAGACCCTTTTCTCTATCAATCTCACCGCCGGATTTCTCCACCAAGGACTCAACGTCCTTTACGTCGGAAACGAAGAGCCCGCCGCAGATTACCGGGACAGGATATACGGTCGATTACTCAAAGTTGGAAAGGCTTTTGTTAGAGATAACCGGGCAGACGTGTCCGCGGCGTTGGCTCGAGCGAATATTGGGCGAGTGCATCTCGCCGAAGCCACAAGCTTCGGAGACGTCCGCCGCTCCTTGGAATCCGGTTCCTTTTCCGTCGTGATCTTGGACCAGATACGCAACATGCGCTTGTCATCCGAGTCTAGGACGGCGGAGCTCGAGGCCGCGGGCATTGAAGCCCGCTCGATAGCCAAAGAGTACAACGTACTCGTCGTGTCCATCACGCAAGCCGGAAACTCGGCCGATGGAAAGGTATACCTAGAGATGGGAGATGTAGACAGTTCCAAGACCGGCCTCCCTGCTTCTGCCGATCTGATGATCGGCTTAGGGTGCGACGAACCCATGAAGGCTAACGGCCTTCTCGGCGTGAGTCTCCCGAAGAACAAACTCAGTGGTTTACACGACCGCTTTACCGTCGCGTGCAATTTTCAGACAGGAGTGGTCGAATAATGAGGCCTACCGTTGGACGAATCGTCCACTACAAGCACCAACCGTCGGACGAGCCATCCGCGGCCATAATTACACGAGTTCACGACGACACGTGGGTGTCGCTTCTGATCATATCCCCCGGCGGTGATACCCGCTTTGCGAGCCACTGCGAGCTGGGGGTGCGGTGGTTCTGGCCGCCGCTGGTAGCAGAGCCGGACGCGGGGTTGGACAAGCTTTATGCGGGGTGGGCCGGTGTATGAACAACTCCCCGAGTTCATCCGAAACCCGGACCCTGCCGTCTACCTCCGAGATAACTACGTGGTCCTTGACGTTGAGACTACCAATACAGAACACGGATCAGCTCTTGCAGCAAATCATCTCTTGCTTGCCTGTTGGCGTCTCGGCAAAAATCATCCATCTCGCGGAAGTGGGCGGGATCATTATCAGTGGGGAGATGAATTCAACCAGCAGTCTCTTATTGAGCACATTTACCAAGCTGATTATCTCGTGGCCCACAACACTAAATTTGAGCTCGGATGGCTCAAGCGATGTGGGCTTGACCTACGACGAGTGTTGCCAGCTTGCACGATGATAGGGGAGAAGGTACTTGCCGGTAATCGTAAGGTGGAACTATCGCTCGCCGCCACAGCCGAGCGGCGTGGCCTGGGTGCGAAAGCATCGTTCGTCAGCTCTTGTATCAAAGCTGGGGTCTGTCCTTCACAAATACCACATGCAAGTCTACTGGAATACTGCGCGCAAGATGTTGCGCTATCAGAAAGTATATTCTTGGAACAGCGCAAAGAATTGGCAGCGCTGGGCCTGTTACCGGTCTTTTACTGCCGGAACCTTGTTACACCAGCGCTCGCGGACATTGAATTCAACGGAATGACACTAGACCCTGAACGGGTCGCGGAGACTTATGCAGAATACGCGGAAAAGTACGCATCCTTGGAGAAGGAGTTTTACAGACTTACCGGCGGGATCAACCCGAAGTCTCCGAAACAACTTGCGGAATTTATATATGGAGCCCTTAGATTCGCGGAGCTTACCGACCATCGGGGTAACGTCGAAAAGACCGACGCCGGCAGTCCCAAAACCGATAAGCACACGTTAGCGAAGCTCGAGGCGCAGACGGAGGAGCAAAAGGAGTTTTTGAAGGCGGCTAAGGAGCTGGTGAAGCTCAAGACGCCGCTGCAGAACTTGACCAAGATGATGGCTATATGCAAGGAGCACCCGAATGACCCGCGAATGTATTTCACCTTCAACCAAGCCAACACCGATACGGATCGTCTATCCAGTACAGGGCGGCGCGGCGGACTCCAAGGGCAAAACATCGAGAGAGCCTTCAAGCGGCTATTTCTTGCTGGGTCAGAGGGCAGCGTCATTAGCGAAAGCGATGGCGGGCAGCTCGAGTTCCGAATTTCTGTGCACCTGGGACGGGACCGCCAAGGACTTGCAGACATTCTTAGCAGGCTGGACGTCCACCAGGTATCCGCCGACTATCACGGCGGTTCACGCCAAGATGGGAAAGCTAGAACGTTTAGGCCGCTATTCGGAGGAAAATCCGGAACGCCTAGGGAGCGTCGATATATTAAGTACTTCGTTGAGCGATACTCTGGCGTATCTGCAACTCAATCTAGCTGGGCGTTCAGCGCTGCACGCGATAAATTTATCACCACAGAAACCGGATACCGCTTCTATTTCCCAGATGCCAAAATCACGCAGTCTGGATACGTTACCGGCACCACCAAGATATATAACTACCCGATACAGCAGCTCGCTACCGGCGACATCATCCCGCTTTGCTTGGCCGCGATTTGGCATCGTAGTGGCGCTCTTGGTGACGCTTGCGTGGTACGGAATACGATTCATGATAGCATCGTGAGCGAAGTGTCTAGTAATCGTCTATCTGAATACAACTCGATAGTGGTGGACGTTTTTACTGTGTGGATATACGAAATGTTAGAGAAGTTGTACGGAATCAAGTTGACTGTGCCGTTGGCCGTGGGGCTGAAAGCCGGGAAGCATTGGTCCGAGGGTGAGGAGGAGAAACATGAAGCGCAAGCGTTCTTTGACATGTAAGCGCGGCCACGTGAGAAAGGTTCTAGGCAGAACCTGTCATGAGTGCAGCAATATACGCAGGCGCGAGCGTTACGCCACGGAGCCACACTTCAAGGCACGCAAGCACGCACAGGCCGCGGGATCTCGTGCGCGAAACAGGTTGTCTATACGCGTAGCATCCAGAGAATCAGGATGGAAGGCCAAGGGACTTCCCACCCCTCTAAGGCCCATGCCAGACGTCTGCGATTGCTGCCATCGTCCGCCGAACGCTAGCCGCTCTTTGGCGCTAGACCACTGCCATGAAACTAACGTGTTCCGCGGTTGGTTGTGTGTGACTTGCAACGTCGGTATCGGTGCACTTGGAGACACATACGAAGGAATCATGCGCGCCGCAAAGTATTTGCAAACAAATTCTGTTTTCCCTTGACGTATACTATACGTCTACTTTATAATGGTTACAAGTTTAAAGGATGGGCAGTTAACATGGAAATTAATGTTGAATTAGCCAAGAAAGTTCTTAGCGTCGTAGACGCTGGATTGGTGTCGGGAATAGGTGTTCCTGAACCAGGAAAGATGTGTGTCGAGGCGGCGGTTTGTTACGCCATGGGCTTGCCGCACTCGGATGAACCAACTTGCGTATCTCCTGCTTTACGGCAACTTAAGATCCGGTTGAATGACTTGCGGTGGTCTTCCAATGCAGCACGTGCCAAGGGCTTACGACGATTGGCCGTGGCGCAACTTGGCAGCGCCGGTACGTTGGATGACAAGGTGTTTGCATCCAAGGTATCTGTTTTGGTTATCCAGAAGTACGTCCCGCTAGCCTTGAATGCAGCAGCAAAGAAAGCCAAGGGCACGCACAAGGCCGCTCTAACTGAAGCCGCGACTCTCTGCTCTTTAGATCCGTCCATTGAGAACGCGACGAAGGCTAAAGAAGCCGCCGACGCCGCCTCCGCCGCCGCCGCCGCCGCCGCCGCCTACGCCTACGCCGCCGCCTCCGTCTCCGCCTACGCCGCCGCCGCCGACGCCGCCGCCGACGCCGCCGCCGCCCACGCCGCCGCCTCCGCCGCCTACGCCTACGCCGCCGCCTCCGCCGCCTACGCCGACGCCGCCGCCGCCGCCGCCTACGCCGCCTCCGCCTCCGCCTACGCCGCCGCCTCCGTCTCCGCCTACGCCGCCGCCGACGCCGCCGCCGCCGACGCCGCCGCCTCCGCCGCCGCCGCCGACGCCGCCTACGCCGCCGACGCCGCCGACGTCAAGCGCGACTCTATATTGGCTGAGTTTGGCGAAGACGTAGTGCAGATTCTAATCGAGATGAGGGCACCTGGAACTGAGTTCTTATTCCTTACTGAGGACGTTGCAGCATGATCACAGGAACTATTCAAACGACGAAGACTAACGATTACGGCTTCACAGCTTACAAGATCAATGGAGTGTGGTATGGCGCAGACGCGCAGGGCCCCCCGCGGGCCAGCGAAGGAGAAACGGTCTCCTTCGAAGACTTCCAAAAGACCGGCAAAGACGGCCGCACGTGGCCGTCCCTCAAGCTCGCCACGTTTAAGAAGGTCGCGGCAACTGTTGGAAATACTGGGGCCACTTCCGCTGTCGCAAGCCCTGGAAAGGCTGCGTACGTGGGGGCTACGTCTAACCGTGACTCGTACTGGACAGACAAAGCGGCGCTAGACGCCGCCAAAGACCCCCGAATCTCGCTTCAAGGCGCTTACAAGGTGGCTGTTGAGTTTCTGCCGGTAGTCCTCGCGCAAGGTGCGCTCCCCTCCTTCGACAAGGCGAAGGCTACGGCGAAGCTCGAGATTCTCCGCAGCTTCCTCGATGAGGAAGCGCTCCGCATCCACGCCGCGTCGTATGCGGCTACGGTGCCGGCTAAGGCGGCCCCTGCCGCTCAGCCTGCCGCGGAGCGTGAGCCTGGGTCGGATGATGAGAAGGAGCTTGATAACCCGGAGGTGTGGTCGTGATCACGATCTACAATAACTCCCCTTACGAGATTGTCATCACTACCGCGCCGACGGAGTTTTCGTACCAGTGCTACGGCATCAAGAATAACGACACCGGAGTCATCGAGGCGTACATCGGCTCCTTAGCGAAGGCTAAGGCTGTCTGCGACCAATACGCCCACGACTTGGCGCACGGCGTTACGGATCCGGTAGATGCCTTGGTGGCAGCCCTTCGGGGGGCCGCGGGGGGAAACGGCGGCCCCGGCGGGATGATGCAGTAATGACGCAGCTCCTTATTGACGGAGACGTCCTTTGCTACCGCGCCGGATTTGCGACGGATAAGACGAAGTACCTAGTTACTTACGAAAGCGATCCAAACGTCTCGGACGAGACCTTCGATGATGCTAAGGCTGCTAAAGATGCTGCTGCGAAGCACGACGATGCAAGGATCTGGTCCCGTCGCGAGGCGGAGCCGGAAGACAAGGCGTTGATGCTTGTCTCCGTAATGCTCAAGGACATCGAGGATCATTATGCCGCTGAAAACCCGACTACTAGCATTTATCTTAGCGGTCCTACTAATTTCAGAGATCGTATTGCTACACGAGCTAGGTATAAAGGCTCGAGAAGCGGCGTCGTGCCGCCAGTACACCTAAAGGCAATCCGCAACCATCTCGTATCCAATTATGGTGCGATTGTAACTGACCAAGAGGAGGCGGACGACGCTATAGCCCGCAGGGCTCTTGAAGGAGGGGCAATTATCTGCTCCTTGGACAAGGATCTCCGCTCGGTACCGGGACGCTTCTATAACTTCGTCACAAAGCAAGAGGAGACCATCAGTGTCAAAGACGCCGCGCTTAACTTCTTTGCCCAAGTCCTTTCTGGTGATCCCGTGGACTCTGTTCCTGGCCTCCCAGGCGTGGGCCCTGTACGTGCTCGGAAAGCTCTTTCTGGCTGCCGTAGTACAGTAGACGCCTGGCAGACATGTCTAAATCTATATACGGCAGAATTCGGGCCTGAGCTAGGCCCGCAATACGCGCTTGAGTGCGCGCGTCTGGTGAAGGTCGGTATGCCGAAAGGTGTCTTATGGGAACCCCCAAAAATCAATCATTCGTCCAGCGATTCTGGTACCACGTTAAAGAATGTGAAAGCGGTTGTTGGGAGTGGCAAGGAACCAGGAAAAGGTTTGGTCACGGCATGATGCACTTCAAGCCACTGAAGCTTAAAGCTCACCGCGTTTCCTGGGAGCTGCACAACGGACCAATCCCGGAGGGTTTATGGGTGCTGCATAAGTGCGACAACCCGCCGTGCGTAAATCCGGCTCATCTCTACTTAGGGACAGCTAGAGACAATTATAACGACATGGTGAGTCGTGGCAGGCGCAGTCCTAACGCATGGGGGCGGCGTGGCAAAACCAAGACGACCGAAGCACACCGCGCGGCGTAAGGCGGCAGTCGCTGCCGGATTCCGGTCCGGTCTCGAGCAAGCGATAGCGGCGGATCTGGATGCACGAGGTATCAAGTATGAGTACGAGGGGAGTAAATGGGTGTACCTGCTTAACGTGCGCGGCGGTACGTGCAGCGCATGCGGCTCTAAGTCCGTGGGAAAACGCTCTGTCTATACGCCGGACTTCTTTGTTGGGGGAGTTTATGTCGAATCGAAAGGGAGATTCACCGCGCGCGACAGAACAAAGTTGCTTGCGGTGCGGAAGTCTAATCCTGGGAGAGACCTGCGGCTTTTGTTCTCATCTGATAACTGGACGACAGGAAAACATAAAGAACGGTACTCCGGGTGGGCAAGTCGAAACGACTTCCCCTTCCACGTCGGCAAGACGGTGCCTGCCGAGTGGTGCAGCGGAGCGCAAGAAGATTCCGCTTTACACCGGGTTGGTGAAGTACTTCCCCGACGCGCTGGCGGCCGTGGCCGCGGTGTCGTACGCCGGAAACGCCCAACACAGCCCCGGCAAGCCCTTGCACTGGGATCGAAATAAGAGCATGGACCAAGAGGATACCCTGCTGCGGCATCTCTTCGAGGCCGGCACCTTCGACAGCGACGGACACCGGCACTCAGCCAAAGTCGCTTGGCGCGCCTTGGCGATGCTTCAGCTAGAGCTCGAGAAAGCCAGTGCAGAGCGCTAAAGGCTCTGCCGTCGAAGCGGTAACTAATACCGCGGCTGGCTTCTGGGTGAACTTCGCGGCGAATCTGCTTGTGCTCCCCCTCTTCGGCTTCACCGGCCTTACGGTCGGCAAGAACGTAGTCATTGGGATCATCTACACCGGCATATCGCTTGTCCGCGGGTACCTTCTCCGCCGGTTCTTTAACCGGCTCAAGCTTTGGAACTCGGTCTAATGGAGGACACCTTGACACTGCTTCTACTAGCCGCGGGTTTGATATGCGCCGTACTCGTCCTGTTCGCTTTTGACATCAAAGAAGACAAGTAGATGCCTACTATAAATCTATCAGAGCTCGAGCTCGAATACCTTGTAGACGCGCTAACAAGCATCAAGGCTGAACTCGCGTCTCTGCACCCAGACAACTACTACTTGCGCGAGATTAATGACTGCATAGAACTGTTATCCAGAGATATTCATGGCGAATAATAAAGGTGATTGGGGAAACCCAGAGTGGGTGCGCGCATACCAATCTGCTTGGAGACAAAAGCACGTCGAGCGATATCGCGCAAAAGACCGTGCTTACTACATGGCAAACAAAGATAAATGGAAGGCGCACGAGGCAAAAAAATACTCTGATCCTAGGTTGTACCTAGGGATTAAATACAAGTCCATGCGCTCGCGCGTTCTGGGTAGAACTAATCGCGCCAGGATCTATAAGGGCTTTGCCCTGATGCCCAAGGCGGATTTTGTAGCGTGGTCTCTCGCTGACAAGTCCTTCCTGTCTCTTTGGGACGCGTGGCAGGGAGCCGGTAGGCCTAGGAAGTTGTCCCCATCAATCGACCGCATAGATACGTTACGGGGGTACGTACCCGGTAACGTGCAGTGGCTAAGTATGTCCGTGCATATGAGTAAAACGTGTCTCTGGCGAGATCACGGCATTAACCCAATTACCAAGGCGGCAGCATGAAGTTACAGACCGGAAAGGAAGTCGTCCTGGCAATCTCCGACATGCAGGCGCCGTACCAGCACAAAGATACGCTCGCGTTCCTCTCGGCCGTCAAGGACAAGTACAAGCCGACGAAGATCGTCTGCATTGGCGACTCGTTGGACATGCATACACTGGGGAAATGGGGCGCTAACCCCGATCTGCCGGGGCCGGCTGACGAGTTCGCACAAGGGCTCGCGTTCATGAAGGAGCTGTACAAGCTGTTCCCCAAGGCAGTCGAGGTACAGTCAAATCACAACGGTCGCTACATCAAGCGCCTACTCGAGGCCGGCATACCGTCCACTTACATCCGCAAGTACGAAGAGATCATGCAGTACCCGAAGGGGTGGAGCATGGTGGAAGACGTAGAGATTGACGGCGTGGTCTACGAACACGGCCATAGATTTGGAGGCATGAATGCGGCCCGTCAGGCTATCCAAGCCAACTGGCAGTCTACCGTATTCGGACACCACCATTCCGGGGGCGGCATCACCTACCAAGCCAACCGTAGGGAGATGCTATTTGGCATGAACTGCGGCTGCTTGATCGACATCGACGCGTTAGCGTTTGCCTACGCTCGTGACTCGCGCCTCAAGCCTACGCTAGGTACAGGCATCGTCAACAAAGGCGTACCTGAGTTTGTACCCATGCAGATAGACGCTAGCAAGCGATGGACGGGCAAGCTGTGAGGCTCACAATACTCCTACTCGTCACCGGATGCACCACCACATTGCCCCACAGACCGGACTGGGCCGTTAACCACGGCCAAGGCCGTAATCCCTCGAGCCAGTGCCAAGGACAGTATCACCAGTACGTAGAAACGCCTGCCGGCGATAGGTTCTTTTTAGGGTGTTGGGGTAACAATGCGCAGCTTTAAAATTCCGGTACAGCTCGCTACCTACACCGTCCGCTTTGCTAAACGGAAGGATCGCTACTTCGATCCGGCCAAGAATGACGGACTGTGCGAACCTAACGTGAAGCGCATCTACATAGCCTCGCGGCTATCTGATGACTGCAAGTTCACTACGTTTGTCCATGAGCTGCTACATGCCGTGTACATCGAGCTGGATAGGGGAGACATAGCATATAATGAAGTCCTGACCGAGACCACATCTCAGATAATCGCCCGGGCTGTACGCTCCTTGCCGGAGGGATTCAAGTGAACATCTCCCACGATCTGGCCGAGAAGCTCTCAGCGCTGCCGGGCGACGGCGTCTTCTGCATCAACATATCCGGCTCCGACTTCGTAATCCTCCGCCGTCCGATATTCGACCGGCTGACGAAGAACAGCCGGAGCGTAGTCATTGCAAATGATACGCCCAAAGAAAAGCCGCCCGAGGGCGGCTAGTAGATTCCTTTCTTTAGCGCCCCACTCGGGGCGTTTTTCATTTCAAAGCATGTGGAATATCGCGTATACCAACGCGACTCCGACAACGACCGCAATCACTGCGGTTACGTTTGGGTGCTTCTCGACCCACGCCACGGTCTTAGCTTCAGTCGCGACTACCGCCGCTTCCACTTTAGCCGGCTCCGCGGCCACGGCCGCTACGTCGCTCTTAACATCCGCCACGGCGGTCTTTACTTCGTCTGTCATTTCTTCGGTTCCTCTAGTGATTGTGATTCGCGAGCTATTGCGGCTGTTTCATCCGCCCGGAGTGCAAGAAGTCCAAGCAACTCTGAGACATCGGGGCCTTGCTCGTCCCGTACGCCACTATCTCCCGGAGACACCGCGAGAACATCTCCGGGGGCGGCAACGCCGCTTTGAGCTCCGGGGACGGCCCCGGTTGCACCGGGCACGGTTGGACGACGGGAGGAAGCGATGCACAGCCGTACAGGCTCGACAGGGTTAGCAGCAACGTAAGCAAGTAGCGCATTGTGTTCATTCTCATAGTCGTTTTGAGCTTGAGTAGCTTTAGCTTGTAATTTGGCGGTCTCTTGAGTAGCCATAGCTTGTGCTTTGGCCTCCGCTTCCGCGTAGCCTAGTTCTAGCTTCGTATACCGAGCGGCTGCTAGACGATGCTCAAGGTATACTCCCCCAAAGAAGAGGGCTAGAACTAAGACGCCGTAGGCGGCTATACGGGCATAGACGGCAGGCACGGTAAGCATTTAACCCCCCCTCCACGGTTCTTGGCCGACGGGATAAACAGGCGGAGGGAACATACGGGCGTTCTGGTGGCCTATAAAGGCCGTGGTAAGGCCCGCGGCTATAAGGGCTAGTCTGACAGCCCTAGGACCCCACACCGGCCCCAGGAGGCTCCCAATGCTGTTTATCGTCTCGTGGTCGATGTAGGCCAGCACCCCGAGCCCAGCGGACACCCATCCCGTGATGCGGGTCTTGTAGGCGTGCCAACATTGGGGGTTAAGTAACATAGTATCCGTCTAGTAGCTGGTTGGCTATGCGGTTGGCTCGAGTCTCGTGCACCTGTCTAGCCCAAAGGGAGTTAAGCAAGTTGTTGCACGCGGATGGCCAGTTCTGGGCCTCGATAGCGGCCCGGGTGTTCAAGAACTTAAGCCAAGTCCCGGCGCCCATGTTGAACAGTATTTCTACTATGGCGTCCTGCCGAGCGGGGGTATCCAGCTTTGGCCACTCCGGTAAGGAAAGGGCAGCCATCGCCGCTTGATTAAGATCTACCGTTAGTAAAGCGGATGCGTAGTCGGTGTTGATCGCATATCCGGACCAATCGCGATTAGCGGCCAACTTGTGGCCGTAGCCTATAGTCCAAAAACCGTTGGTATCCCGGTACGCTACCGTGCGCAAGCCTTCGGCTTGCTTGACGTTCGCCAACAACTCCGGCGATACCGGCACTGTCAATGCCGCCCAATTAGCCAGGAAACAAAGGTAGTGATTCCTGCAGTCGCGGCGGCGACGAAGCTGCTTACGGCTATTAGCGTCTTGAGGGAGCCCTTAGACTGGGCTACCACATCAACCAGAACGTCTATCTTCTTCTCGATCTGCTCGAGCCGGCGCTCCGTGGAATCCATGCGCGCCTCGAGCCTCCCAATGTCTTTTGTTACCCCGGTGGCCATTACGCGAGGTACCCGACGAACTTTATATTGAGCACCTGCCCGTTCGCCGGGAGCGCCGTCGCAAAGTTGACGGCGGCGCCGGTGAGCGCGTTGACCAGCCGGATCTCGGGGCGCTGTTCCGAGGTGCCGTTCACGTTGCGACTCGCGAGGCCGCAATACACCGTGTAGGCCGCGACGTTGCCGGTGTACTGCTCGATGAAGGCAAACATGTTGCCCTTGCCGGCAATCTGAGCGTTGGTCACGTTCAAGACCAGCACCGAGAGCGAGCCCGAATACATGCCCGCCGCGACACCGCCGAATCCCACCGTCGACGACACCGTCGGCAGGGCCGCGGGCGTCGTGGTGTTGCCCGTGAGCTTGTTGGCGTAGGCGGCGGTCGCGCCCGAGGTGCCCGACTCCTCAATCGCGACCTGGAGCGTCCCCGAGGCGTTCGAGATCACGATGGTGAAATTCTGGTGCTGCTGCTCGTCTATGCACAGCCCGTTGGGCGAGTCTGCGGATACTCCGCCCACGAACTGATTTAGGTATCTACTGTCTCCCCACACGTGGTTAGACGCCCACGTACCTAAGTATCCGTTCTGCGGCGGCCACAAGTGGTTGCCGTCTGAATCGTTGTGGGTGCCGGTGTAGGGGGTGACCGAGGAGTTCTGCGCGGCGTGGTAGTTCGGGCCCACCTCGGAGCTGCCCAAGTTGGTCACGTAGATGTCGGCCGAGGCGCCCGAGTTCTCGCGGAAGTAGTTGCCGTGTACTTTAATGCCGTAGTGCTTTGCTCCGCCTCCGCCAAAGCGGAGGGAGCTACTGCTTCCAGCCATGTCTGCGCCGAAGTAGTTGCCGCTGACTACGCCCGCGGAGCAAGGCCCTACAGCGCCGGAGCCGAGCGTGAGTATCAGAAAGTCTATATTTGCCTCTCCGGTACCGGAGCCGCCTAGACCGTTCTCCATCTCGTTGCCGGTGATCTCAAATGCGCTGGCGCCGCAGATGCGAATGGGAACGGCCGCGCCGTTCAGGTTGTTGTCCCTGAAGTAGTGATCCGATCCGCCGTCATCGGCGATGCTGTTCGATCCGCTGCCGGAAATGTTGAACTGGTTACCGTGTACAAAAATGCTGTTTGTAAATCCGACCGCTTGGCCAGCTGTCCGGTCTGCACCGTTAACTATCCACAGGTTGGCAGCGTTGGACGGCCCCGAGTTCTCTAGAATGCACTTTTCAATGTTAACGACTTCCGTGCCGTCAAGAATGATCCCGTACTTGAAAGTACCGGATACGTGCGTTGATATGATGTTGTAGAAGGAAAAGCCGCACGCGTTTATCTCGATGCCGGCTGCCGTGGATGAGCCCACGGACGTGGTTATCTTTACCTTCTCAAACGACACCAAGCCGTACCCGGAGCTATTCGGTGTTGGGCTACCTGGGGTCGTCGTGTTGTTGGTGATCCGCCAAGCGGAGGTAGCGGCGGACCCTGAGTAGTTGAAGATGGACGCGTTGTAGTGGTTCCCGAGTATGTTCAAGCCAGTGCCTGACGTGGCGAACAGTATTTGGGAGGCGTGTACACACGTGCCGCCGGGGTGGTAGATGAAGCCTAATCCGGCAATCGCTACCTTGATAGCGCCGTTGATGGCCGCTGTGTCGTCTGTGGATCCGTCTATCTTGGCGCCGTACCTGCGCAAGTCTCCCGGCGCGTATTGGAGGTTGGTCGGTGTAATGCCGGCCGCTATCTCTATAGTTGTCTGCGGGTACAAGAGCGCGCCCAGGGACGCGACTGTTAGGAGCGGGGCCGAGATCTGGTCTACCGTCCATATCGTATTGCCGAGGGAGTCTTGGAGGACGAATTTATAGTATTGTCCTGGCGTAAGCCAAACGTTAGCCTCGCCCCGCGCATTCAAGATAACCGGGTTGGTATTCGGCGTGCCGGCGGTATTATCCGTATACGTAGCCAACGGCGTCGAGGTACCGGCAGCGTAGGTGTAGAGCTGGCCAGAGGCTAGCGGGTTGCCGTTGTTGTCCCACGCGCGGAATACGGGGAACGGAGCAAGCTGGGTTACGTTGTTGGTCATTTATGACGACAGCTTGTAAGTAAATGTTATGTAGAAGTTTCCCGAGGAGTCGCTTAAGCCCTTAGCGCCGGAGGCGGTCCACCCCGAAGAGCTGCCGTTCTTGTAGAAAGTGAAGTTGACAGTCGTACCGGACCCGGGGGCCACAGTCGCGACTTGCGCGTAAACGCTCGCGCCGGCGTCTTGGGCCGCAGGAATCATGACGTACTGCTTCGATGCAGGTTGGATCGCCGCTAAGTTCACCGTGCCCGTGAACGTGGTTGCGTTGCTTGTGTAAGCGAACGGTTGCACGCGGATCATGCACGTATCGCCAATAACTGTGTATTCGCAAGGTACGGGCGAAGGTGCGGAGAACCCTGCCACCGTCAGGTTAAAGCTTCCCGGCTGCGGCAACATGAACGGCGACTCGATCAACAGCCAGTTGCCGTTGAAATAAATGATACCGTTAAGCGCTCCGCCGACGATCATTCCGGCGCTCAACGTCATACCGTTGACGGTTTGAATATTAACTACGCCCAGCCCGTTGACGTTGATTGTGGAGTTGCCGTTGTTGGTGTTCGCGGCAATAAAATAAATTATGATACCGTTACTGAGACTCGTAAAATTGCTTGTGAAGTTTAGGACGTAAGCGCCAGCGGTGCCGGTGTCTGTTCCGCCAAAGAGCGAGATAAGGGCGTTATTAACAACTTGGTCTACGGTCCAAATCGTATTGCCCAACGAGTCTTGGAGGACGAATTTATAGCTGACGTTCGGCGTCAACCACAGGTTGCACTCCCCTCTGCTGTTCAGGATTATAGGATTCGTGTTGGACGTGCTGCCCGTGTTATCGGTGTAGGTAGCAATCGGCGTCGAGGTGCCGCCGGCGTACGTATAAAGCTGGCCGTTAGCCAAAGCATTCCCGTTATTGTCAAAGAACTTTTGAACGGGGGTCGGGCTTAGGGTAGTAGTCGTCATTTATGTGATCTAGTGCGTGCTTTATTTATCTATTAGACGTATAGTTGATGCGTACTAAGTAAGCGGGAGACGACGGTGCTAAAGACAGTTGCGGCGGTGCTTGGTGGGATGCTGGCGGCAGCAACCCCCGCAGTGGCGGGGGAAGACTTCGCCAAGCTGGAATACGGTTATATCGGCCTGGCGGCCGCGGACATGCTTACGACGTTGGACATCAAGCACCACCCGCATCTGCAAGAAGAGAACGCGATCCTAGGGCCGCACCCGTCAGATGCGAAGGTCGTCGCCTACTTCGCCGGGACAACCCTGCTGCACGCTTTGATAACTAAAGAGCTGGTTGCGGGGGATGTACCGGCCCCGATTATCCGGGGGTGGGAGTACGTCACGATTGGTATGGAGGCGGGGTGCGTCGCCAACAATCTTCGGATAGGCTTACGGTTCAGCTTTTAAACAAAGGAGGCTATATGCGATATTTAACGTGGCTAGCCGCTCTGCTCTGCTTCGCGCTCGGTGACTCGTGGAGCGTTTCCCTAGGATTTATTTTCCTAGGGTTCGCTCTACTCACTTCGCGAGTTGGTCCTCGCCGTACTTAGTGCCTGCTGCCTGTCCGGCCCGCTTAAGTACGTTAGTGCCAACGGTGGCCGCCTTGCTGTTGGCCAAGCCGGTAAGGAAGTTCACGGCCTTCGGGTTTTCTACTGCAGCCCGCGCTATGGCGGGGGCTGCCACGCCTAGCGCGGCGTACTTTGCCACGTTGCCCACCTTGATGTGACCCTGCTCGTCTCTATCTAGCAGCGCGTCTGCACCGCCGCCTATGGCGGCCATGCCGGCCAGACGCTGCGCGGTACCAGAGCTGGCAGTCTTGGTGTTGCTTAACACGTTCTTGCCGGCAACCGCCAGGTTGTACAGGCGTTGGTCGCCCTTTCCGTACACGGTTTGTGAGGCGTTGGCCTTGGTGTCGATTCTATTCGCCAGCATGGCTGGAGACACGTCGTTGTTGTCGTTGACTGCGCCCTCAATTTGTTTCAGGGCGCGGTATTGCTGCCTGGCTGTCGTTAGCGCTTGCAGGTCGTCTGGGCTTGCGGAGCGCTGCAACCCATTATCCAACACAATGCGAAGTTGCCTGGCCCAGTGGCCTAAGGCTTGGTCAGTACCGCCAGACAGTCGGTCCAACGATCCCTTAATATTTTGATAAGCCTTCCCGTCTATCTCGCCGCCGTTAGAGGCGGCTTTGTCCAAGATGTTGTCTATCTGCTTGTTGATAGGCCCCATCTGTGCGTCCGAGAGCTCGCCGGTGGCTCCGGCGTGAACCTGCGTCAGATCGTTCTGTAGTTGATCGTCAAACTTTATGGGGTTGCGTTCGGCTACGTCGTCAAACACGCCTCCTATGCGCGCTCTAGCCGCGGCCAACGTACTTGGGTCGGCTTTGCGCGAATTTTCTCCGATCTCAGACAGCACAGCCTTGTTAAAGGCCTCGGCTTGTTCCTGCGGCAACGCAGAGTGGCCGACAAGCGGGTTATCCGCGACAACGTTCTTAAGCGTTTGCGCTGCTTTCGATCCTGTACTTTGCGCCAGGTCTAGGGGCACGCCAGCATTACGCAGCGCGTCTATGTGCTGCGCCATAGTCTCAGTCAACGCGCTTTTAACCGGCTGTATTACCTTGCCGGCTAGCGCTCCTGCGCCGTAGCCTAGTCCCCCGCCTATTGCACCGCTTATGGTGTTTCCTGCGCGGCTTTCACCAGTTGCAGTAGGCTGCGCCCCAGCCAGTAAGGCACTACCCGCTACCGCGCCGGCGGCGCCCTCTGGGGCTACAGCTAACATGGCGGCTTGGCCGCCCATGTTGCCAAGCGTACCGGCAGTAGTAGCCATGAGAGGCGCGTCACGCTTCTTGGTTTCGTCTACCTCAGCTTGCGTCTTTGCCAAATCGCCATCGCTGACAAGACCAAGCTTGTGGCCGAGCTGCGCCACCAACTGTTTTATCCCCGTCCCAGTGTCTACGAAAGCCTTTCCGGCGCCCGCGAGGACCTTGTCTGTGGTTGACATGCCTTCGGTCGGGTCATAGACCTTGGCCGCTGGTGCGGCCTGCTGGGCGGACACTAAGTTGTTAAGGTGCGCGTCCGGATCGAATGCTGGCTGCTGTGCCGCCGTCTGCTCTGCCAGATAGGCGTCTGGGTCGAAGTCAGCCATTATCGGCTACCAAATTCTTTAATCGCGGCCCGCGAGGCCGCCATGTCTTTGGGATCTATGTTGTGGCTCTTGAGGTATTCCGACGCCTCTTGTGGGTTGCGCATCATGCCGTACTCGAGCGCTTCAATAAGATGCGGGATGTTGCGGAAGTCGGCCTCATTCTTTGCCAACACTGCCGGGTCGCTTGTCTTGGCTTGGATGGCTGCATACATCGCGTTAGCCTTCTCGGTGGCCAGCGACTGGCGAACTACGCCAAGCAGCGCCTTGTTGTCCAGCGACGTGGACGGGCTTCCGTTATGCGCAAGCTCCCGCGCGGCATCGGTGCCGCCTAGGCCGCTCTGTGTGGCCCTTTGGGCCTCAAACCGCGCCAGGTTCTTGGTCAATGTGTTCATGTCATCTGCGCCCTGCGTGTCTATGCCTAGGCCGGACATGAGATTCTTGAGGCTCTTGACGCTTTCAAAGTTAGCGCCAGTGTTCGGTGACTGTGGGGACTCAAGGATGGCCTTGGCCCTACTAAGAGCGTCCTGCGCGCCGACTGTGTTGTTGGCTGCGGCCTGCGCTTGCTGCACTCGATCCGTTACGCCAGCAGCCGAGCCCTTGGCGCCAATTTGCTGGGCCGTCGTGGTGTTGGCCGCGCCGGCAATGGGGGTGACGCCACCGTGCTCGCTTATAACGGCTTTCTGTCCTGTGCCAGCATCGCCGATCTGCTTGACGTCGTATGCCGGTCCCGTAGGCGTCTGCGACCCAGTCACATCGCTTGTGGCAACCGGAGTTGCCGTCGTGCCCTGTGTCCTGACCCCCGGCGTAACTCCGCTCTTGCCGGTGTATGTGGCTAACTCGCCTTGAATGATCTTGGCCCGTGCCTGCGCGGCTTGCGCCACGCGGGTGGCAGTCTGCTGCGGAGTCTCGCCCGGGTTCGGGGTGATGGCCCCCGGGTCCGGGAGCATCGGCAGCGACTTGCGCACCCACGTGGCGGCCCCGGCTAATGCCGGGTCTTGGTCCGGCAGCTTATCTATATCCGCGCCTATCTGCGCATTAGGCGCCGTGTTAGCCGCGTCACTGTACGGCAGAAGCGCCGAGACTGCGAGCCCGCGCTGCTTGCTGTTCAAGTCCATTACTTCGGAGCGCAGGTTAGTCTGAAGGCGCTTACCCTCGAGAATGTGGTTGTTGACGGATTGGCCGTAATCCCCGCCAATGGCTAGCAGGTGCTTTCCGCGCGTGTCGTCATCTACGTCCGCGTTGTTCGGATCGGACAGGTACGCTTGTACGTTCTGTCTCTGCTGGTTGGCCAACGTGTCGTTTGACGCATTTGCGGCTGCACTCTGCTGCGTATATTGACCAGTCTGTAGGGCTTGCTTCTGGCGTTGCAAGCCAAGCAACCCATTGATCGTGTCAATGGGGTTGTTAAGCTGCACGGACTGAAGCGGGGGGGCGGATATGTCGGCCATTATTCAAATCCTCCGGTACACCCGGTTATTACTGCTGCCCTATGACGTTGCCTGCACCGCCGTACAATGCCCCGGGCCCGCCTGCGGCTGCGTTGTAGTAGTTGGGGTCGCCGGTGCCGCCTCCGCCGTAGGCCGAATACAGAGCCCCTGTCGTGCCGGCGTTGCCGACAATCCCGGCTATGCTCGTCCCTTCGTTGGCAGCTATGTTGCCTTGGGCAACTGAAGCTTGCGCCGCCGTCCCCGCGAGGTTCGCACCGGAGGTCGCCTGTTGGCCTGCGGCGTTCTGGCCGATAGTAGCGACGCCCGCCAAACGTTGATACACGTTTTGCTGCTGAGTCTGGTACTGGTTAAACGCGTTGTTAAACGCGGTGTTAGCTTCGGATTGATTGTAGTCCGTCAAGCCCGTAAGGGCTGCACCTGACAAGGCGCCTTGGCCGGAGGCTGCGCCGTTGAGCACACCTTGCCGCCCTTGCTGCAACTGGAACTGATACGCGGGGGATAGGTTGTGGAAGTCTTGGATGGTGAACGGGGCGTTCAAGGAGCCGTAGCCGCCAGCGGAGCTGGTTACGCCAGTCTTCGGGCCGTTGCCCAACAGATAGTTGAGTTGGCTCTCTGCTTGGTCACCCGACTGCACATACGGTTGCTCCTGCTGTTGTATGTACTGGTTCTCATTCTGCGCGATGTTCTGCGCATTCTTGGCCGACCCGGCGGCCTTGCTGGCGCTGTAGGCCGTGGCGCCCGCGCCGATTACCGCAGCCGCGCCGATGGCTGTTGCTACGCCGGTCATTAGGCGGCACTCTCAAACGTAATTAGTTCTTTCACTTGTCTACCTAGTGCGAAGAGTTTTTCAGCCGGCTCAAATGCGGCGGCCTCGAGGGCCTCTACGTCGCGTGAATTGTCTGGGTTCGGGTGGACCGTTCGGCACACTACGTCCGTCAAAATGTAGGCCACGGCGTGTGCGCCGGGGTTGGTGTGGATCTCACTAAACCCCTTGAAATAGTGTTTGCCGTCCGGGGTGATCAACACGGCTTCACCGTCTACCAATTGCACGGCGTGACCGTGAATGTGCTCTCTGCCGATGAACAACGTGTCCTTTGGGATACGCATCTCACGGATGTATTTACCATCCTCGAAGATGTGCTCCACCGGGCACGATGTCTGCTCTAGCTTCTGGAACTCATGCGCTAACAGCGCTACTTTGTTCTTCCACGTGAGGGCTGGCAGATTGTCCCAAGTAGGTACTTGTAGCTGCATTTTTAGCTTTCCACCGTTCCGCTTGGAGTTTTTGAACACACAAGATGTGCTCCATGTTCTTATTGAGTTTCTTGAGCTCCGCCAAAATCTCAGCTTGGACGTCCAAAAGGGCGCGGCCTTTACTGCAAGTAGATCGTGGTTACGTTGCCCGCGGCCGGGGCTGTCGTGTCCGAGACGGCCGCGGAACCCGCGGTAGCCCACACCCACAACTTGCCTACGCCGACAACCGGGTTGGAGATATCTACGTTGCTAGTGCCTACGGCCGGGGCCGCAGCGGCTCCCGGGCAGGAGAGCGTGATAGACGGCACGGTAGTGCCGGGGACCGGGGCCAAGCCCGTCTGCCCGTCCCACCAAAGGCGGATGAACAGCCCCAACGTGGTGGAGTTGTTGTTGATAGACGCCCCGGCAAACTTGTTGCTGGAGCCGCTACCGACTTCCACCGGGGTGGTGTTAGCCGCTGTTACGAACACAAAGGGAGTTGAGTTATACATGGGGTAGGTTTATTGCCAAAGAGGTATGTAGTATGTGGTGTTGCCGATTACTATAGGAAGCCAAGCGGTAGGTGCAGTAGTTGCTGTACCTGGCTTATTGGTTGCAGAGAATGTAGCAGTGTGCGTGCCAGTGGTTACGTTGGCGCCCGCTATGAATTGATACACTGCCTGGAAAAAGAAGTACCACGGCCGGGACGTTGCCCCTTTATCGTCCGCTATCGGTTGGTTGAATGTCGGGATACGAGGTTGGTTAGCCATTAGCCGCCTCTTCTTGATTCTCGGCAAACAACGTCGCGCCGATTACATCGCGCGGTACAGGGTCCGTGAAATTGAGTTCGTATATACGATCCCGGGAAGCCCCAAGGCGGTTCCACTTAGCGCGATTCTTGGTATACCCGGCTGCACCGATAGACTGCCAATGCTCGTTTGACCACGTGAATCCGC